AATGAAACATATATGGATAAGTGGATGGGTCTGGATGTTGATGATGTTTGTACTTCAACAATCAACTTCAAAAGAAAGAACTATGCTAACCTTATCGATGGTAAAGTTAAGTTGGTTGGTAACTCAATCAAGTCTAAAAAAATGCCAACATATATTGAAGAATTTCTTGATAAGGGGATAAGATTACTTTTGGATGGTAAAGGTCATGATTTCATAGAACATTACAATGAATATGTTGATATGATTTTCAATTATAAGATACCGTTGGTTAAGATAGCATCAAAAGCTAAAGTTAAAGAAAGTGTCGATGAATATCTTAGAGAGTGTAAAACAAAAACAAAAGCTGGTAACTTTAAAGCAAGAAAAGCCCATATGGAATTGGTTTTGGAACATGATTTAAAACCAAATCTGGGTGAGGTTATCTATTATGTTAATACTGGTGAATCCAAATCAAAAGGTGATGTTACAGTTACAACTGATAAGGAAACTGGTCAAAGAACAGTTACACTTAATTGTAAACTTATACCTCAAGACCAAATAGAAACAAACCCAGAACTTACAACGGATGAATATAACGCACCAAGATATCTCAATGCACTTAATAAGCGTATCACACCATTGTTAGTTTGTTTCAATGAAGATATAAGAGATAACATTCTTATCGATATGGTAAAAGATAAGAAAACCAAAAAATATGTACTGACTGAAAAAAGTTTATTCACAGAAAGTCAATGTAAATTGGTGGCTGGATATCCACTTAAACCAGAAGACCAAGATTCTTATGAAAAACTAATGCAGATTGAGGATAAGGAAATTAAATTCTGGTTAGCGGCAAATGAGGTCCCAAATAATATGCCCAAAGAAGAGTGGGAAACTGTTAAAAATGATTATAAAGAACGTATTGAAGAAGAAAAGCAACAAAGATTATCTGATGAACGAGATAAAATAATTGAAATTGCTAAACGATTAGAGGTTAATGATTTAAACCTTATTAAATCTGAAGGTAACATACCTGATACTATCTTAGTATTCGCTGATGTTAATCCAGATACACTATCATTCACTTCAAAAGAGTGTGGTGATTCATTAATCGGCCTTGATGTACTATTCAAATATGAAGACTTGGCCAAGTTAAGAAATGAATTCTATCGTAAATTATTTCCATTCATTGAAACACCTAGTGCTCTATATGATAAATGGACAATGTTTGTTCATAAAATAAAGGATACGACAATAAAATCTGAATTAACAATTGATAACTGTCCATATTGGATTGATAAAGCGGTTGAAGTCGGTTATGACAATTTCCTTAACATGGAAATAGGTGAAATAACAGATATGTGGATTGAAGTATTAAGTGGTACCACCATTTCAAATTCTACTGATGATGAGTTTGACGAAGAACATGCTACCGATATGGTTCTTAATGAAATGATTGAATCATTTGATGAAGAAGAAATTGATGAAATCATGGGTAATAAAGATTCTGATGATATTATGTCATTGGTTAAAAATGAAATGATGAATATTTCAGAATCAGAAATCCTTTAATACACCCAGAAACCTAAAGGTCTATATTTTAAAGATTGGTTAAGGAATTCGGCTTCTTTAGCACCTCTTTCAAGCTGACTAGTTGATGATAATCTAAGTAATCTCTCATCCAGTCTTTCTAATATGGCCTTTCTTTCTTCATTACCTTCTGATATTAAAGTTTCGTAGTCCAATGTACGTTCAGCTTCTGGTGGCCCAACAATACCACCGAATTTACCTCTTGTTCTACCCAAAGCTCTTTTAGCTTCAGCGAAGAATAATTGACGTATCAATGTTTTTGTTGGTTCATTGAATCTTTCATATTCCAATTTAGCCAAAGGAACATCATTTGGCATTAAAATGATATCTGGATTTTCCAATCTACATTGGTCAACGTTTTCTGGTGTTGTATCGTAATAATGATACCATACTTGACATCCAGTCATATTGATACTGCTACTGGTAGCACCACCGATACCATGACCAAAAGATAGTTTTGAACCTGGTGTTGACATCAAATGTAATAATCTGGTACCATTAGGTCCAGCTGTTACCTTATACACCAATTCACTTCTTAGTATCCTATTTTTAAGATTAAAATCTGAAGCTGTCAATAGAATATCATATGCTGGAGCGATATAATAACCACCAGCACCACCAGCACCAGCCGCATTAAATCCACCACCTGTTGAACCCAATTGACCATAACCACCACCAAAACCATAATCAATACCAGCGTAGTTGGCAAATAAAGCCATATCAGTCGTTGGTGGTGTTATCCATAACACCTCATTTATTTCTCTACCAGCTGGTATCTGATAAACTTGTTTACCAGCCTCTAATTCAACATAATCTTTTTTTAACTCCCATGGACCTCTGGCTTGTAAACCTACTTGTTTTGAATAAGCATAAGTATAAGATGTCATAAAATCCAAAGACCTTACACTTAATGCGAATGACATATCAATCGTATCAACATTCTGACCCAGTAATGATTGCCATTGATGTTCAATCAACCATTCTTGTACATATTGAGAGTAATCCTCAATTGCAATTTCCAGTAGTGTACATAGAGTTTCGTCCTGAATCTCGATATTACGTATGGGTGCTCCCATCGTGTGTCTGAATCTTTCAAACAATTTTTCCTTTTCTGAATTTGATACTGCCATCTTATATTCCTTTTAATATAAATATAAGAAATTTCAGTAATCGTTATTCGTTCAGTAGTTTTTTAATTATCTCAAAACCTTCTTCAATTGTCATAAATGATTTTTCTGGTATAAGTATTTTTTTCTTAACGATAACAATCGGTACGCTATCAGCACCACTTATTTCCATTATCTTATTGAATTCCAATTTATATCTTTTATCGTTAATATCGATTTCTTTGAATTCAATATCATCATCTTTTAATAGACCCTTTAATTTATCGCAATAAGGGCAACCTTCCATTGTATATACTCTAACCATGATTATTCAATTATATCTTTTACTATGTCATCCATATCATCATCATTATTACCTATGATTTGGTCAATGACATTCTTTTTATGTTTTAATGTATACCACATTCTTGTACTGATTGTATCTTCAAATAATTGGTAATAAACTGATACATTATTTTTCTGCCCAATTCTGTAGCTACGGTCTTCAGCTTGTTCATTATTACCAGGCACCCAATCAAATGAATTGAATATAACCGTGTCTGCTGCGGTTAGTGTTATACCAACACCAGCTGACATAATATTACCGATGAATACTTTTTTCTTTGGGTTATTTTGAAACTCATCAACAGAAAATTGTTTATCTTTATCACTCATTGAACCATTATGAACCACACACTGATTACCAAAATGTTCCTGTAACTCTAATAATTCATCGGTAAATGTTGTAAAAATAATTATCTTTTTACCCTCTTCAAGCGCATTTTCAGCTAATTCTATTGTGTTAGGTATCGATTTTAACGCGATGAATTGTCTAAGTAATATCAACTCAACCAAATCTCTTTGTGGTTTCCCACGTTTCTTTTGTTCCTTTCTTTTTATAAGATACTCTTCCCATAGGTTATCGTATTCAACCCATTCCTTAGATGTTAATTCATTGAATACTGGTATGATTGTCTTTTCAGGCATATCCAATACATCTTCTTTCATACGTCTCAATACCTTATTCTTTATACGTATTGATAGTTCATTTAAGTTTGAGTTACCATCAATTACCCATATGTTTTTAATCTTACCATTCTTCATTTTTTTCTTGAAGTTCTTGGCATCGCAATATCTTTTAACGTAGAACTGCCAATTATCAGATAATGGGTGTCCAATGATTTTAAGAAGATTATAAAGGTCTTTAGGTCTATTTGCTACTGGAGTACCAGTTAATAACCAAACGTTCTCAAAAGCGTTCTTTTTGACCAAATCGGTAACGATTGAACCTCTTATACTTTTATGATTTTTCAAATAATGCGCTTCATCAACAATTAATGTATCGAATTTTTCATCAAGAATATGTGTTAATTCTTCAATAGGTTTTTCACCCCTTTTTTTAACAGTATGAAAGTTTTTAAGAATATCATAATTGATAATTGTATATTTGGCTGGTTTCCATTTTCTACCACTGATTATTGCTGTATCATATTCACCGAACATGTTAATTTCACGTTCCCAATTTATTTTTGTTGATGATGGGCAGATTATCAACACTTTTTTTGATTCAGCGGCCAATGTACCCATAACCGATTGTAAGGTTTTCCCAAGCCCCATGTCGTCTGCTAAAATACATTTTTTTCTGGATACCAAGAACTTAATACCGTCTTTCTGATGTTCGTATAGTTTTCTACCTAATTTATCTTTTTCTTCATACTTTTCAAAATCGATATCAATATCTACTGGTGTGTAATATGGGTCTTCCATAATTTGTGTTTTTGGTACCCAATATATTTCATTTTGTTTTTGATTTTTCTTTAGTTTACCAAAAACGTGGAAAGACTTTTCATTCTCACCCAATATGAATCCGATATACATTTTATTCGGCACAAATGGTAGGTCATATTTCTTTTTAAATTCTTCACCAAGATATTCACTTATACCAATAACTCTATCAACCTTATATGGTTCGAAATCAAAGTTGGAGATTATATATTCTTCTTGTGTTGATGTTAAAGATAATTTACCCTTATTAGTTAACTCACTTTTGAGTTTTTTAAGATAAGGGTTTTTACCATTATATTCTCTTAATTTATTAAGAGCTGTAAAGGCTTTTATATTTTCAATTTTAATCATAACTAAGTATAATTATAATTATAATCAAGTTAAAAATCAATGATTCTTTACTAATAACATTTAAACAGATATTTATAATAAAAAAGCCATGCCAAAACCTAAAATAATACCGATAACCAGAAACTATAAGTTTTTTTCTCAAGAGGATTACGAATTGGAAATCCAAATGAGTAGAGAGGCTATTGAGGGTGATGGTAATTTCACTGTTATATTATATCGGGTAGATAGAGAAATGACACCTTCCGATATTTATAATGAGGCCAGAATGAATGAGGTTGCATATAAGCCACCTGTTGAACTTAAAGTTATGCCATTATTAAATGAAGCTGAAAATAAAGCTTTCAATAACAGTAGTGGTGGTCTTAGGGATTTAGAAGATGGTCAATTGGTTTTTTACATATACCAAGCGCAACTTGATGGTCTGGGTGTCGAGATATCATATGGTGATTATATCGGATATCCAGTTACTGAAACTGAAGTTAGATTTTTCAGTGTTGTAAATGATGGTATTAAGAATTATGATAACAAACATACAATTATGGGTTATAAGGGTGCATATAGAACAATAACATGCGCACCTGTTGACTATAATGAATTCACAAGCGAATAATGGCATTACCTAAAGGTTTTAGAAATAATATAAGATTAACTTCACCGAATATCGGTGTTCCAAGACGTCAGGAATTATTGGATAATATTGCTGATGATGGAACTTTTTTACCTAGAGGTGTACATTATAAGGATATTGATGAAACGTTCATAGAATTTGTTAATAAGGAACTTAATATTGAGATTGATGGTCAACAAGTGCCTGTAATATTTTTAACAATTCAAAGGTATTCTGAATTCACAAAAACATGGAAATTTACTGATGAATATAAAAACATCAAAATACCGTTCATAACAATTGTCAGAAAACCAGATGTTCAAGTAGGTACAAACTATAACGGATTGTATAATATACCTGGTAGACCGACCTTCACATACTATAAAGTGCCAACAAATGATGGTGCAAGGGTCGGTGTTGATGTTTATAAGATTCCACAACCAACATCAGTTGACATTACCTATGAGGTAAGATTATTCACAAATAAAATGTCTGATTTGAATTTATTGAACTCTAAGATTCAAAAGAAATTCCAATCAAGACAAGCTTATGTTTGGCCAAAGGGTCATCCAATGCCAGTGATGTTGGAAAGTATCGGTGATGAATCAAATATCGATGATTTTGAAAATAGAAGATTCTATGTTCAACCATTTGAAATGTTATTGGCTGGTTACATTTTAGATGAGGATGATTTTGAAGTAATACCAACAATCAATAGGGCTATGATTATGAGTGAGATTGAACTTGCTGATGGTGTAACGACACCAATAACCGACCCTAAAAAAGGTAAGGGTTGTGTTGTTGCAACTCAAGGTAATGTTATAGTAAAAAATACTAATAATACAATACTATCTATAGTAACATGTGGTGAAAATTATGTTGCTGGTAATTCATTGGTATTTAACTCTGGAAACACATATAGTCAAATAGTGCCAGCAACAGTTAATCTCGAATTACCCAATATTACACATATCGATAGTGACGGTAATCCTGTTACATTGCCAGCACAAACACCATTTACAGCAACAACATGTTCGGTTTATCAAGTAAAATCAGATTGGGTAAGTGGTTCAACTGGTAATAGTATAAGCTATATCGGTTATTCTTTGGAAAATACACCAGTTAGTGCTACCACTTGGGATATAACCAAAATTGATATAAGTACCAATGGTACTATTTTTTCTGGTTCAGCAACTGGTTCTTGGAATGACAGATATATACTAATATATACATAACAAATGATAAATTAAAAATGGATTAATAATGGAAAAGAAAAGAATTAACATATCACCAGTTGACGACAAATATGCACTTAATATGGTTGTGTTTGAAATTGTTGATGATGAGGAAGTTGTAATTAGGAAAGAGAGAGGTGTGTATACCTTTGATGAGATAATTGAAAAAATAAAAGATTAAAAGATGGCAGAAAAATACCCTTTAGCAAATGGACTTTGGAGCAATGCTGCCAATTGGAATGGTGGAACTAAACCAACCAGTGGTGATGTTGTTCATTCAAATAACTTTATCGTTGATATTGATGAGGATGTTGATGTTCTTGAATTGAGAACTGATGCTGGAACGACAGCAGTTGGTGGTGGATACTTTGATGTTGTTTCTGATGATTTAACAGTCAGTTGTGATTTTATATGGCCTGATGATAATGATTTTGGAATACAGGTAAGTTCAAATAGTGGAACAACTACAATAATAGGTGATGTTTATATGCCGAAAGGAACAAGTGCCACCCAACATTGTGGAATACTTCTTCAAGGAACTTGTCAGTTGAATGTTATTGGTTCTATTCTTAATAAAGATAATTCTGGGTCACAGACAGCAAGAGATAATTCAGGTATAATAATCAATGTAAGTGGTGGTAGATTGAATTTAACAGGTGATGTTGAAGGTGGTAGAAATACTGCAAATTATAACAAACCGAATGCTGGGATATACATCAAAACTGTTGATTGTATAATTAATGTAACAGGTGATGTTATAGGCGGTCCTATTGGTGGTGGCAACATTTTGAATATAAACGCAGGTATTTATGTTGAAACAACAAATAATGTGATAAATGTTATTGGAAATGTTATTGG